CTACACGTTGTTTTAAGAACTGTACATCAGCCTCTAAGTCGGCTATCTTTTGATACTCTGGAACTGGGTCGAGGAAGTCAAAAGAAAGGTGCATTTTGCACTCCCATATCTCTTTTACATCTTTTAACCTCACATTAATATGAGGGAAAACGCGATTATCAGACTTACAATATAGGCTTCCGTACTTCTCTATTCTATTAAGTACTCGTTTTACTATCACCCCCTCTGTACTAACTACTACATATATCCTATTGTCCGAAATATGCTCCCAGTCTTCTACAAATTGCCCTACTACATAGCTACCGCTCTGCAAGGTAGGGTACATTGATAAACCTTCCACCTGGAATATGCGAAAAGTACCATTCCTCATACCAGGCAGGTTATACATTGGAAGTTCCTTTATATATTGAGGGTCATCATACCCCTGAAGGTAGCCCGCTTGTGCCATTACAGGTACCAGAGGGATACGCTCTTCCTCCACATCTTCGTCTTTTAGTACGATTACTTTAGGCATTAGACTGCGCCCCTCTACCTTTATAGGCGCAATTATTTCTACTGGAGGTTTTTTTATTACTTCCGTAGCCCCTTCACTTTTAAGCATTTCACCTCTTCCTGTGAGTAGCCATTCGGGGCTCACATCTAAACAATTGTCTAATATTTTGTTTAAAACCCCCTCTCCTAAGTCGGCATTTCGCTTTAGTTGAGTACCTAAATAACCATTAGATAGCCCACACATCTTTTCAAAGGAACTGTTATTAATTCCCTTATTATCAATGTAATGAATAACTCTGTTTATTGCCTTCATAAAAATAATTAGAAAAAAGTTTAAAAATAATTTGCAGGTTTAAACTATTGTCTATACTTTTGCGCCAGAATTGGAACAATAAGTAACAATGGACAAAAGTAAGAAAAAAAAGTATAACAAGTACAATGCAAGCGTAATTAATGCATTAATTGAGAAACACGGTTTCTCTGGGCGATACATTCGCCAGTGTGTAAGCGGTGAGCGTACAAGCCTCTCAGCCGATAAAATCAGAAAGGACTACCATAGTATGATTGCTCCTTCTGAAAAGAAAGTAAAAGAATTTTTAAATGATTAAGCTATGAAAGTAGGAAACAAAGTAAGAGTATCACCTTTTATCACCACAGACCCTTACGGTAAAACAGGGCAAGTGGGCAAATTAACCGATATACGCACCTATGAAGATTATACGTTAGGCATTATAACCTTTGCCGATGATGATAGTGTAGGGGTGTATGATATAGAATGTTTGGAACCAATAAATGAATAATACAATGAAAAAGCTACTAAAAAAACTTCTCGCACCATTGATACGAGAAGTTATCGCGGAGGAACTTAAAGATGTTCGTTTCAACCTTAAAATTCTTTTACTTAGGGAAGCCGTACGACAGGTTTTTTCGGAAAAAGAAAGAAGGTCTCAATAACATCACGAACAGCCTTTACATCCTCTTCATTTAGTCCTTCCTGCAATTCCTTTACACAAAGTGATTGCATTATGGGAATGAAAGGATGATTAGAATTAACGTTGTAGATATGATACAACATTACCAATAAGTCTCTAAACTCATAAGTTGAGTTCTCTAAATACTCTCCGAGTATTTCAATACTACTTTCCATATTATGTAATATTAATGTTTTAAAGCGCAAATATATGAGAAAAGTTCTGTAAGTCAATAAGATTATTTGCTATAAAGTAAGATTTGACGAATATAGATACTCAAATTAGTCAAAACTCAATTTAAAAACCTTTTAAACCCTATTTAAAATGACAACAAAAACCATTTATCTCCTTAGCAACAATTTCAATATCATTGGCAAGGAAATACGTACTACCTTTTTAGGAATAACCATAAAGCGTGAACGCTTTTACTATCCTAAAGCTATGAAATATCAACGTTAATACTCATACGCTATTTATTCTTTAACACCTCCCCAGTGTGGCTATGAGCCACAGCCCAGTGCAGCGGTTCGCAACCGCACTGGGGAACAAGTCTAACGACAAAATATAAACCGATGTTTGAATATATAGATAACATATTATGCGTATCGGCTTCGTGGTTATACGGAGAGGGCGAGATAATGTCTAAAAACAACTATGACAAACTTGTCCAACGTAAAAACCTCAAAAAACTCAATACAGGAGGCAACGGGCGTACTGCTTGGGTAGTATTCAATTCACTGCCCGAACGTTTCAAAGATAAGATAACCTCACAATGCGACCCCTACGAGCGCACTAAGCATATCCTCTTTGAAGACTACATTACCCCCGACCACTATGCTGAGAACTTCTTTGCTACCTATACCGTTGAGGGCGATGAGGGCGAACAAACCTCTATCCCCGAAGACAGACGAAAAGAGTACACACACAACGCTATGATACTTTCTGCCTGCTACTTCATTGCTACCAACGTAGTAGTACGCAAAAAGTTTGGCAATAAGCAAGTGTGGGACAATATGGCAAGCGTAGTAGCACAACTCCCCCGCCATACCTACAAACACAAGCTGCCTACCAACCCCCGCGACCTCAAGGCCAAAGCCCTTGCTTTCAAAGGTGTAAAAACCTCCAAACGCTACCCTGTAGCAGGTTACGAGGGGCTTATACACAGCGGATACCTCAATAAAACTGCCGCTAAACTTACAGGAATAGCTGCCGAATGGACACTCGCTCGTTGGTGCAACCAAGTAAATAAATGCGCCAGTCTCACTCAATTACACGCCGAGTATAACGATAAAGCTACCGCCGAAGGGTGGAAACTTATTAAGGACGAAAAAACGTTTTACAACTACCTATATGATGAGGAAATACAGCCCCTATGGTGGGGACATCGTTACGGAGAACTCGCCTACAAAGAAAAGTATGGCTTCCAACACAAAACCAAACTGCCTACTATGCGCGACAGCCTATGGTACAGCGATGGTACAAAACTCAATTACTATTATTTAGACGAAAACGGCAAAATGGCTACCTGCCAAGTATATGAAGTAATAGATGCCTATAGCGAAGTACTTTTAGGGTATTACATAGGCCCTAAAGAAGACTATGTAGCCCAATACAACGCCTACAAAATGGCAGTGCAAACGGCAGGCTATCGCCCTTACCAAATAGCGCACGATAACCAAGGTGGGCATAAGAAACTCACCTCTGGCGACTTTCTTACTAAGATAGCACAAGTACAAACTGCCACTAAGCCTTACAATGGTAAGTCAAAAACTATTGAGAGCGTATTCGGCAGGTTGCAAAGTCAGTTCCTTAAGCGTGATTGGTTCTTTTCAGGTATGAATATCACTACCAAAAAAGACGAGAGTAAAGCCAATATGGAGTATATACTTGCCAATCAAAAGAGCCTCCCAACACTTGATGAGGTGAAACAACGTTACTTGCAACGCAGGCGCGAGTGGAACGAAGCCCCTCACCCCAAAACAGGCAAACCACGCATACAAATGTACTACGAAAGCTATAACCCCGATACTAAAAAAGTAGAAATGTGGGATATGATTTCCCTCTTTTGGATTACCCGCAAAGAGCCCATCACTTGCGATGCTTCGGGTATTAGCTTCACCGAAAAGAAACAAAAATACAGCTATATGGTCTACCGTTCAGACGGCTTGCCTGATGTAGATTGGTTAGAAAAGAATATAGGCAAAAAATTCGTAGTGAAGTTTGACCCCGACAATGTAGACCTTATATACCTTTACGAAGATACCCCATTAGGGCTTAAAATGGTAACAGGTGCCGAAATTAAGAAAGAAGTACACCGCAATATACAAGAGCAAGACGACTTTGAAGCTGCCTACTTCAAACAAGTACAAAGCCTCACCGATGAGAAACGCATCAGCCGTCGCGACACTACCGAAGAGTTGTTAGAAAAATTCGGTATGAGTGCTCACCAACAAGGCTTAAGCCTCCCCGCCGTCAAAGGAGTAGAAAGCCGTAGAAAGAACAGAAAACTCACCACTGCCGACACCTTTGGCAGCTACCAAAAAGCCCTTTCTAACACCATTTGGGACGATGAGCAATGGGAAGCCCTCGAAAGCACCCCTATAACCATCAGCAATATACTATAATCATTAATAAATAAACATTGATAAAATGAACACACAAGAAAAACAACAAATCGCCCAAGCCCTCAACGATTTTTGCAACCGCAAAGGCAACCAAAACAAAGCCGCCAATGTTCTCAAAGGCGTATCAGCTGCCACTGTTACCCAAGTACTTAAAGGCAATTGGGACAGTATAGCCGACAAAATGTGGCGAAACATCAAAGCCCAAATATTCGCCAAAGAAGACTGGGTGTGTGTAGAAACAGCTGCTTACCAAACCCTTACAGCCCTTATTAGCGATGCCCAAGAGAACAGCCAAGTATATGCTATCATCGCTCCTGCAGGTAGTGGAAAAACCAAAACAATGCAGCTTTACGAAAAAGAAAACCCCAACGCCTATATGGTACAGTGCAACGAGTTCTGGAACAAAAAAGCCTTTATGGGCGAACTCCTTGCAGCAATGGGGCGCGACAGCAGCGGGCTCACTGTAAACGAAATGGTAAACGAAGCCGTACGCGTGCTAAAATCTACTGAAAACCCAGTAATTCTATTAGACGAGTTCGACAAAGTAAACGACCAAGTATTATACTTCTTTATCACCCTATACAACCTCTTAGAAGAGCATTGCGGTATTGTAATGTGCGCTACCGACTTCCTCGAAAAACGTATCAAACGAGGACTCAAGCTCAACAAAAAAGGCTATAAAGAAATATACAGCCGTATAGGGCGCAACTTCATAGAAGTAAACGCCATTACTCAAGCCGACTGCATACAAATATGCACCGCCAATGGCATCACTACAAAAACCGATATAAAAGCTGTATGGACAGATTGCGAGGGCGACCTTCGCCGTGTGAAACGCAAAGTACACGCCCTCAAACTCGCCCACCTCGAAGCCACTAACGACTAACATCTAACAACTGACACCTAAAAATGGCACAAGCATACACCCCCAAGCAGATACTCAACAAAAAGTTCAAACTCCTATCCTTCGACGGGCAATGGAAAGACTTTGTAGGCTGTCCCGACCGCGCTTTCTCTGCCATTGTATGGGGAGGCTCCTCCAGCGGCAAATCGTCCTTAGCAATGCAATGGGCACGCTATCTTACCCAGTTCGGCAAAGTAGCCTACAACTCCTTAGAGGAAGGCGTATCGCACACCGTACAAATGAATATGGAGCGCAACTATATGGACGGCGTAGAGGGCAAGTTCCTACTTTTAGACAACGAACCCCTACCCGAACTCATCGAACGAATGAGCAAACACAAGTCCCCCGATTTCCTCATCATAGACTCCGTACAGTACCTGCGTGTAGATAAAGAAGATTATAAAAAACTCAAACG